AGACTGGTGCGGAGGGACAATGGACCGATGGCGATTTTGTTAGATTCAGATATGGCTTACCAGAAAAAATAGGTGGTTGGGAGCAATTAACATCTAATACTTTAGTAGGAGCTGCGAGAGATCAATTAGTCTGGGCAGATTTAGATGGAAGAAGGTATTCAGCTATTGGCACTAGTAAAGCTTTAATAATATATTTCGAGGGTGCCTTCTATGATGTAAGTCCTTTGGATACAGCAATAACTGGAGCAACATTCACAACCGCTAACACAAGTCCAACTGTAACGGTAAATAAAATAGCTCACGGACTTTCTGCTGGAGATTTATTTACATTTACATCAGTCACACCTCCAGTTGGAGCAGGATATGTTGCAGCAGATTTTACAACAAATACTTTTGAAGTGGTTACTGTGCCTACTCAGGATACGTTTACAATTACTATGGCCTCTAATGCTGGAACAACTGTTGCAGCCAGTGGATCAGCCACAATAAATCCTTATGTTAAAGTTGGTCCTTTAAATCAAACTTCAGGATTTGGGTATGGTACTTCTGGGTGGGGAGGATCTTCTGGAGTTATTTCAACTTTAAACGGATCTTTGAATGATGATACAGCAGGAACTGGGGGATCAGGGACTTCCATAACTCTTTCATCTACAACAGGATTTCCTAGTTCTGGCACAATTAAAGTTGGGACAGAGTTTATATCCTATACCGGCATATCTACAAATGATCTAACTGGAATTACAAGAGCAGTTGCAGGCACAAGATCTGCACATTCAACTGGGGCTTCTGTGGAAGTTTATTTAGGATGGGGATCAGCGTCTCTAACTGGTGGAGTAACTTTAGAATCTGCATCTTGGTCACTAGATCATTTTGGTTCAAAGTTAATTGCTACAATTAAAAATGGACAAACATTTGAATGGGATACAATAAGTAATGTTCCAGCAGCTTTAAGCACTAGGGCAACTGTCGTGAGTGGAGCTCCAACTCAATCCGTCATGTCCATTGTTTCAGAGAGGGACCGACATTTAGTCATACTAGGAACAGAAACAACAATTGGGACCTCATCCACACAAGATAAAATGTTTATAAGATTTTCTGATCAAGAAGATATTACAGATTATGCTCCAACCTCAATTAATACTGCAGGTACTTTTCGAATTGATTCAGGAACAAAAATAGTAGGAGCTGTAAAAGGTAAAGATTACATCTTAATTTTAACGGACACGTCAGCTTATGTAATGCAGTTTGTCGGACCACCTTTTACTTTCTCTATAAGACAAGTTGGTTCAAACTGTGGTTTAATAGGACAACACGCTGTCTATTATGCAAATGGTGCTGTTTATTGGATGGGCCAAGCCGGAGGATTTTTTGTATATGATGGTACCGTTAAATCATTACCGTGTTTAGTAGAGGACTTTGTATTCACAGATAAAGGGGATAATTTAGGTATAAGTTATGATAACGGAGAACAAATTTATGCAGGACTAAATCATCTATATGAAGAGATAAGTTGGTTTTATCCTAAGTCTGGTTCAACTTTAATTGATAGAGTTGTGACTTACAATTATACTGAAAATACTTGGACAACTGGATCACTTTCTAGAACGACTTGGTATGATGCTACATTATACGACAACCCGTATGCAACAGAATTTTCATCAACAGGTACCCCTTCTTTCCCAACAATACAAGGAGTCACTAATCAAAACGGTGCAACAACATACTATGCTCACGAAATTGGTAACAACCAAGTTGATTCTGCAGGAACTAAAACTGCAATACCTGCTTTTATACAATCAGGGGATTTTGATTTGTCCCAAGGGGGAGATGGACAATTTTTTATGAGTATAAGAAGATTTTTTCCAGACTTTAAAATACTTACAGGAGATGCACAGGTGACTATTAATTTAAGAAGATTCCCGGCAGATACTGCAACATCCTCGCCTCTCGGACCTTTTACAATATCTAGCTCCACAGAAAAAGTTGACACAAGAGCAAGATCAAGATTTGCAAGTATTAAAGTTGCGAACACTTCAACTGATCAAAGCTGGAGATACGGAACTTTTAGAGCTGATGTACAACCAGATGGAATGAGATAATGGCTAGAGTTGATATTGTAATACCTGAACCAACACCTGTGTACACAGAGGACAATCAAAGACAAGTTGCTCAATCTTTACAAACTTTAAAAGATAAGTTAAATACTTCTTATCAACAAGAGTTAAAAAATGAACAGGATGCATTTAATTATTTCTTATCATGACCATACGTTACAAAAATCAAGGATATAAACAAACAGGCACAGCTAAGACAACCGCACTTACGTGTCCTACTGATGCAACAATAATAATAAAAAGTATTTATTGTAATAATAACGATGCATCATCAGGTATCTTAGTTAATATGAATTTAGTAGATGCCTCTGATTCTAGCACTGAGTATGAACTGTTTAGAGATGAGATAGCTGCCAAATCACAAGTAAATGCAACACCTCAAGGTTTAAATTTAGAGGCAGGAGATTCAGTAACAGTGCAAGCAGCTACTGGAAGTAGTAAAATTCAAGGCGTAATAAGTTATGCTCAAATAGATAGATCTCAAGAGAATGGCTAAAAAGAAACCATTATTTGGCGTAAATACTTTTAAAGGATCCACAAGAAAAAAAAGACCTGGAAGACACAAAAAAAGACTAAACAAAAACGAAAAAAGGATGTATAAAAAATACAACAGGCAAGGACGTTAATGTTTCAAACCATAGATTTATTTCCTACTCCTCTATGGATAGGAGAAGAAATAAATCAAGAAAAGTTAAAACTTTTAAATGATGCATCTGATCAAATGATAGTAGATGCAATCAACTCTAAACAAAAAGAGATATCTGATAGAAATAAAATCTTTGGAGATATAAAAGATAAGGGATTCACTTTTCATTCTAAAAATTTAGTTAATGAAACACCTTTTATAGAATTACAACATTTTATAGAGCAAACATCTGTAGATTTTTTAAATAGCATGGGATATGACTTAAAAGATTATTCTGTATTTATTACAGAAATGTGGGTGCAAGAATTTTCTAAAAATGGTTGTGGTTGGCATAGATCACATAATCATTGGAACGGACATATATCAGGATTTTTGTTTTTAAAATGCTCTGATAAAACTTCATATCCTATAATACAAGATCCGAGGATTGGTAAGTTAATGAATGATTTACCACAACTAAATGAAAAAAAAATTGATCATTCATCTACAGAGGTTAACTTAACAGTAAAACCAGGATTAACTGTCTTCTTTCCATCATATCTAACTCATGAATTTGTACCTGATTACGGTATTGATCCATTTAGGTTTATACACTGGAATTGCCAAGCAATTCCTAAAGCTTTTATAAATAAGGGTTGATTTTATAAATAAAAAAAATTAATATTAATACATGAGTGATTTACCAAAGATACCCGCAGAAGCAAAAGAGATAATCAAACACAAAAGAACAGGAAAAATTTACGCTAGTAAAGAGGAGTTTGATGCTGATGTGGCTGATCCAAATACTGATACTACACAGGATGATTTTAGGCAAGATTTAGAAGTAAAAGTGACAAGAGTAAATCTCGAAGCTTTTACAAAAAAATAATGCTTAACATCATAGATAATTTTTATGAGCCAAATGATTTGGGTCTTATGACTTTAGGGTTTGTAAATTTACCTTTTTCTCAAACTTATCATTCAAAACAATGGACAGTATCTGACAGAATGCAAGGATATCCTTGTTGGGAATCTGAGGATATACCTTATCAGGAAAGTAATATTTCCCCTTATCAAATATTTTTAAAAACATTTGTTAAAAAAACGAACATGAAACCATTAGTGGTTCGAACTTTATTTAGAAAAATAAAACTAGAAGAATTAAAACAAGCTGAAATTTATAAAAAAGAAAGACCACACAAAGATAATAAAAACTTTGATTTTGCTGGTTTAGTTTATTACAATTCAAATTCTATTAAAGATGGCACAAAATTATATAATTCCGAAACTGATTTTGAACCTACTGTAATTGCAGGTTCAAGAATGAATAGGTGTATTTATTATAATACACAACAACCACATAGCATACCAACGGATCAATGGGTGGATGAAAGGTGGGTGCAGCCTTTTTTCTTAATAACAAAAGATGAAACTTTTGAAAAATTTAAAGAAGAGTTAAAATATAAAATAGACAAAAAGTGAAACAAGTTTTATTTGAAATCCCTATTTGGAAAGAAAATATTGATATATCTAAAATACAATTACAAAGTTCTAATTATCAAAAAAGTTTTTTTTCTGAAATTACAACAAGTCATGGAGGAGATAATAATTTAGCAGAAGAAAGTTGTCTTTATTTATCAAAGGTTATGACAAGACTTTTGTCTAAAGATTACAAAATAAAAAAATTAATTCTGACTCATATTTGGAGAAATATTTATAAACAAAATTTTCAAGATAGACATAACCATGCAGGATCTCATTTTAGTTTTGTGATATATGAAAAACTACAAAAACCTCAAACTGTTTTTTTTCATCCAGCTGCTGATTTAATGTTAACAGTCAAAAATAATATAATTTTTAAAACAAGCGAAAAATTAAATGTGGTACAAAATGATCTCGTTATCTTTCCAGGTTATTTAGATCACATGGTTTGTTTAACTGAAGATGGTTTGACTATATCAGGAAACTTTGATATTGAGGTAAAAAATGAAACCTAGAGGTGCTACTGAATTACAGATGGAGATGTTGGAAAAATACGTCTCAAAAGATATTTTAGATCAAGTCCAAATCTGTACGTCTATACCTGGGAAAGTTCCCATTGATCCAAACAAATTAAATATACTCTGGCAAAAGAATGCTTATAATCAACCCAACTTACAAGAATTTTTTAGAAACAAAGATAGACACAAGGAGTATGATTGGTATGTTTTTAATAGTCATTGGAACTATGAAAAATTTAGATATTATTTTGATATACCAACAGAAAGATCGGTTGTTATAAAAAATGGTTTAGATTTTTTTCCTAAAAGAAAAATTTATAAAAAAGGTGATCCAATCAAAATTATTCATCACTGTACACCTTGGCGAGGCCTAAATGTTTTATTACTTGCTATGCAAGATATAAAAGACCCCAATATAACTTTAGATGTTTATTCATCTTCTAAAGTTTATGGAAGCGAATTTAGTGATGATAATGATAAAGATTTTTACCCTCTTTACGAGCAAGCTAAACAATTACCAAACGTAAATTATATTGGTTATAAACCTCATGAATATATTAAAGAAGTAATGCCAAATTATGATATGTTTGTTTACCCATCTATTTTTGAAGAGACTTCATGTGTGTCAGCACTAGAAGCGTTATCATCAGGTGTGCATGTTATTACAAACAATTTTGGAGCTTTATACGAAACATGTTCAGAGTGGCCAGTATATATTAGTTACTCTACTAATTATGAACAAATGGCTCAGGACACAGCTGTCGCAATAAAAACAGCTGCAAATTATTTGCATGAAGATTTTATTCAAGATCATTTAGATGAACAACAAAAATTTTATAAAAAGTTTTATCACTGGGGTAAAAGAAAACATGAATGGACTACATTTTTGAAAT